TAGCTCTATGCGCAATTATCCGTGGATTACGCAAGGAATTAGCAGGGTTGTACTGTATCCCGCTTGGTGTGGCGTGGGAACTGCAATAACTGGCTCACCTAGCTACCCGCCTAAAGGTGCTGGCGGCGCTAACATTCTTAACAATGGAAACATTCAATTTGCCAACTACAGTAATAAAGATATTGGTAATGTTGATGGTTTCCGCGAACGAATCAAGGCAGCATTTAGGGCACGTTGGGGAAATTCATCGTATGATTGGGCGTTTGATCGTTTCGGTAAGTTGCTTGCCGCGCCGTATTCATTTGTCGAGTTCACCACAATGCAGGGCAACAGTGTTGACCTTGATCCACTCAAATTTATTGGCGACGATATTGAGCTTCGCGCAACGGTTAGCATCATTCCGGGAGATGAACGCATTATCATTCGCACCCCACTAGGCAACTATGCCAGTGACCAAAGCGACGAAAACATATTAAGCATCAACGAATTGCCTACCGTTTCCGTGCTTAACGACAATGCAACTATCGCGCTAGCTTCGCAAGCTCGTTCACTGCAACAGGCCAGAGATTCCGCGTCATGGGCGCAAACTCGCGCGCTCGCTGGAAACGCAAACAGTTTTGACAATGCCAACACAAGCATTCAGATGTCAAGCGATCTTGCAAATATCAGTAGAAATAGTGACGCTGCAAGCGTTGGCATTTCGAACGATCTTGCGCGAAATAGTGCAATTCTCAATGGCGTGACTGGAGTTATCGGCGGTGCTGTAAGCGGTGCACCTGCTGGCCCTGCTGGCGTTGCAGCCGGTTTGGGCATGAGTGCTGGTAGTGCAGTTGCTGGCGGAATTGGCGTTGGAATGAACATTGACGCTAGCAATCAACAACTTGCAGTAAGGCAGAATGCGAGCAGACAGAGCGGCAACGTTACTGCTGGGGCTGCAAGTAGGATTGCAGACAACAACAAAGCTCTTGGTGATTGGTCTGCAAAGGGCGATTACGCAAACACCATTGCGGCTATTGATGCCAAGATTCAGGACACCAAAATGACCCCGCCTAGCGTTGTTGGCGGCGTTGGTTCGGGCGCTTCGCACTTTGCTATTCGCGGTGGGTTGAGATTGTGGGTTAGAATCAAACACATTGACGGCGACGCTATTAGGCGAGTTGTTGCGTACTGGTCAAGATATGGATACACGTATAACGGCTTCATTAACATTGACAACTTGCAGTGCATGAAAAACTTTACATACTGGAAACTTTCAGAAGTGTTTCTAGACGCAAGCGGACTTTCTGCCCCAGAGGGCGTGTTGAATGCTATGCGGGGTATCTTTGAAAAAGGCGTGACCGTGTGGCATGATGTAGAGAAGATTGGCACTTACGATTTTGAGGGGAACACACCAATTGTCTAATTCGATTGTGTATGACGAGTTTCTGAACGGCTTTAACCGGAACAATGCCCGAGAGTACGAAGCGGCCATTCAACGTATGTATATGCGCAAGCTCTTTGAGATTAGCGTGAATCGCTTTAAATGGGTAGGTCTGCCAGATTCTATTGATCCGCGTTTTCTCGAAACAACCCTGTTTTACAACGCACTCAGCGTGTTCTATTTTGATGACAACTACCTCAAGTATCTTTCACTCAGGGGCACACCCGCTGGCGTGATTGATTATCAGGATAACCCTACAGGCTTTATGGTTGTTGGCAATCAGTTTGTATCTAAAACGCTCACAACTAAAAATTGTGTTCCAATTTGGGCTAACTATTCACGTATGCCCGATACTGACATTGTGAACGTGTATGCTCGCAAACTCGCTAAGCTTGACAGGACGCTAGAGATTAACACAGACAATGCTAGACAGACTCGCATTCTTGTTGTTGACAGCGATACACAGCTTGCTATGGAGAATGTCAACAGGCAAATTGATGAGGGCACACCCACCCTACGAGTTGGGCGCAATCTTGAACCATACGTGAACAGTCTGGACATGGGCATTGACTCTGACATGTTTGCCGATATTAGCACCGCTCGCAATCGTGAGTGGAATAACTGTATGACTCTATTGGGCATTGACAACGTGAGTCAGGACAAGAAAGAGCGGCTAGTTGCTGCTGAGGTTGCTGGAAACCAAGCGCAGATTGAAACCATCAAAGCAACCAACCTTAATACTCGCAAGTTTGCCGCAAGACAGATTAACGAAATGTTTGGGCTTGCTGTCGATGTTTCGTATGCTGTTGATAATGACGAGCAAATGAACACGGTTTTCAGTTACAACGAGGAAATTAACAACGAGTTCAGAAAGATCATGGCAGGTGAATAATGTCAACATTCACAACTAAACTGAAAGACATGCTGCTCGCGAGCGGCGGCGACTACTCGCTAGTGAGTGGTGAAATGGTTGTTGTCAGACCTGAACTTATCGGCCTGGGCAGCTACCCTATTTTCAATGAAAGCTATCGTGACACGCTGAATGGTCTAATCTTTGGCACGTACATGAATCGCGAGATTGCTCACGAAACCGAAGAAATTTTTCTTGTGTCAATGATTACACATATGAATTTGAATATGCCTATGTTTAACAAGATGTTTGAAGCAGATGCGTTGGTTATTGATCCAACTAACACAATCAACATCAAAAACGTTAGCGACAGTGACAGCGTGCAAACAGGCGAGTCTATGGGAACGTCTAGCACTGAGGGCAACACCAAGAGTGCCAGCCGTGCTGTAAACAGCGAAACACCACAAAGCCAACTCTCAGGCAACGCAGACTATGCTACCGGTGCTGTTGATTCAAACAGTGCAACTGAGAATGCTGCAACTGGCACAGAAACTGGCACTACTGAGAGTACAGGCGTTGGACACAGCGAGTCTTCAACTGTTGGATTTCAAGGCCACGGCGGGGAGCTTGTTGCTCGCTATAAGCAAGCTCTCACCAACACGGCTATGATGGTTGTTGCATCATGCGAGCCGCTGTTTTTCATGTTGTACAATACCCCCGAACCATACACAAATAAGGATACATATCATGACTTCACCCGTTTCACCATTTAGCCCAGGCTTTGTTAACCGCGTGGAGATTGTACCGTTCACCTATAGAGACGGTTCAACCTATCTTGAGATATTGCGCGAAATGTCAAAGTATCTGGTTGGCATTAGCACAACGTTCACAGACGTGTTGAACGCGACAATCGAAAACAACAAACTTATTGATGAAAAGATTGTCGAGTTTACGGCTTTCATTGACCTCAAAACCGCTGAGATTGATGCTAAAATTGTTGAAGTTGAGGCAATGATTGAGGCATCAAAAGAGTATACTGATACTCAGATTGCCGCAATGACGGAGCTGCTGAACAGCACCATTGCCGATTTTAACACTCGTTTCGACTCGCTTGCTGGCGAGGTTGCTGCACTTGGCATTGAGATTGAGGGTGTGTCACAAGCTCTCAACACGCTTTCGGCTGATCTTCCAAACATCATAGCTACTCAGATTGCCACAAACGGAACTGATGCCAACAGCAACGTTATGAGCGTTGTTAAAGCGCAGATCGACGGCAACAAAAATGACACTGACGACGCGATAGACGTTGCTACAGCACGTAACATAAACAAAACAAGCCCGGTAAGTGCCTCGCGCCAAGCGGTGCTAGACGCAATCGGCGGCGAAGTTGGCGGAACCCCCGCAAGCCAGCAAGAGGTCAACGACAACGTTGATGTGAACAAGTACCTAACGCCGCGAACTGCTAACGGGTTTGTTGATTATTTGCGGGAAAACAAGGTAAAACCTAGCGCAAGTATTGACATCCCTGCAAGTTTCGACATTCAAACACTGAGCGCCCCTACCGGTGCTAAGCTCACTGTGCCCGTCCCCGGATCACCAACTGGCGGCGAGGTTACGCACCCGAGCATTGTCTACTCGCCCGAGAGCTTTGGCGGCTATCGTTACTGGATGGCGTACACGCCGTATGCGGGCGGCAGCGACGCACTGGAAGACCCCTGTATCGCAGCTTCGCAAGACGGCGTTACATGGGTTGTACCCACCGGTCTCACAAACCCACTCGATGACGCTCCGGGCGGTACTGTGTTCAACAGCGACACCGCGCTAGTGTTCGGTGACAGCGGCTACCTGTATTGCTTCTGGCGACAGGTGAACAACACCCTTAGCACCGAAACTATCTACTATCGACGCAGCAGGGATGGTGTGAACTGGGGAGCTAAAACCATTTCACGCACCGCTTCATTCGCTACTAACCGTCTTGTGTCACCGGCATACCACTATGAAAACGGGTTGTGGACTATGTGGGCAGTCAACATTCAGCCCGCCGCAAGACCTGTTGTGATTCTAACAGCAACGGGCGAGCCTACAGGTTGGAGTGCTCCCATCAACTGCACTGTTCCCGCTAAAGCAACTCGCGACAATTGGCACATTGAAGTAAGGGAGTTCGGCGGAAAGTATTGGGGCATTCTTGCTGACTGCGAAACCGGAACCAATGGTGTAAATGGCGACATTTACCTCATTAGCTCAGTTGACGGAATTACTTGGACGAGAGCAAACAATGTTCTTGTTCCACGCTCACAGCCCGGACAGCACAACGCAATCTATCGATCAACATTCGTGCCGGAAATAGTTGGCGGCGTGCTATGTCTCAGAGTGTTTTATGCAGCTTGGCTCAACCAAAGCCCTAGCGTATGGAACCTGTTTAGAACGTTGGCGGTACCGGCTGCGCCTGGCGTTGCAGAACAAAAGGGAACACTGCCAACCGTAGCAGTGCCCGCTGGCACAAACGTGAACCATCGACTAGACTTCCCGACGCCATTTGCATCAACACCATTTGTTGACTTCTATCACGACTCGTCTAGGCTAACTATTGCCGTAGTTGAACAAAGCGCCACAAGCTTTGTGTTCGCTTGCTCAAACTGGACATCTCAACAGGCTTCACCAGGAACCCTCACATGGAGAGCACGCTAGTTGTCTAACATAACTCACCTATCCGCCTACAGCGACTCGCTAGCCATATGCACCGATGCCGGTGACGTGTGGCTGGCAAGTCCTGTAGGCGGTTTGTGGTACCCTGATAAGAATTTGGTTACCAAAGTTTCATACATTTACAACAGTGGCACTCACCGCATTATTGTTTTAGATGACGGCACACAGGTTATTGCAGTTGCCGAATCTGCTACGTTGTGGACATTCGCGCCGATTCCGCTAGGCTCAGCGTCTACCGGTTGGCTGTGGGCTTACGGCCCCGAGACATGGAATGAGAATAACGGCGCGCCCGAAGACGGGTTTAGAACGCCTCAACGCCCGAACCACAACGGAATTGACATGGGCTATGGTGCCGCAAACGTTCTCGGCAACCCGCTAGGCATTATGGCCGCCGGGGTAACTATTGAGTGGCGGCCTCACTGGTCATATGGCAACCGCATGTGCGTTGATCATGGAGACTACATATCAACATATAACCACATGTTTGAACCCGCTTACGTTGACGTTGGCGTGCAAATGGATCAGGGGCAGGTGATCGGCGGTCTAGGCAGTACAGGCGATAGCACGGGAGTTCACCACCACTTTGAGATATTCTCAAAAGAGATTGACGATTACGTAAACCCTCATGTTATCATGGCAATCATGAATCCGAATAATGAAGTGGTGCAATATTGAGCGAATCAATCTATTACGATTTCGGCGCTGTACTTTCTCGCAATGGCGTGTTTAACTTTATCCTTGGTGGTCGAGGCATTGGCAAAACGTATGGAGCTAAAAAGCTTGTCATCAAAAAGGCCATTGAAAAGGGTCATCAGTTTATCTATTTGCGTAGGTATAAAGAAGAGCTTGCTGTTGCTGCTAACACCTTGTTTGCTGACATTTCTAAAGAGTTTCCCGGCGTTGAGTTCCGCAAACACGGTAATGAAGCTCAATACACCTTAGATATTGGCGCGACAAAAGAGCGGCGTTGGAAGACGATAGGATACTTTATTGCACTAAGCACGGCACAGACCTACAAGTCTGTTGCTTATCCTAACGTCAAGACAATTGTGTATGACGAGGTTGTTGCAGAAAAGGGTAGGCGCTATCTCTCTGACGAATACAACATTTTTGTCAACTTCTACAACACTGTTGATAGGTATCGAGACGAGGTTCGCGTTTTGTTTCTTGCAAACTCTGTTAGCATTATGAACCCCTATTTTCTTGCTCTTGACATTGAAGTTGACGGTCGAGAATTCGCTAGTTACGCTGACGGGTTTGTGGTCTGCCACTTCCCAGACCTTGACGATTTTAACAACATGGCAAAGTCAACCCGTTACGGCAGGTTTATTAGCGGAACTGACTACGAAAAGTATGCAATTGACAATCAGTTTAGCGACAATCACAACTCACTAATTGCTAAAAAGGGTGGGCGAGCGCGTTACGCATACACGCTACACACTCTCAAGGGAACATTTAGCGTATGGTATGACACCATTACAGGAGAATACTACGCGCAAGAAAAACGTCCTAAAGATGAAAAGCGCTACACTAACAACGTTGCGCTTGTTGACGAAAACGTGACTTTGCTTGTGAAGTCAGACAAAAAGCTGGAATATCCCCGAACAGCGTTTCGTAATGGTAGGATGCTGTTCGACAGTCCGACAACCCGGAACATCTTTCTAGAGCTATTCAAGTAGGCATCATGGCTATCAACGCACCAAACAACATTAACGATAACAAACCCGTCATCATTACCAACCGGGAAATATACGATATGATGATGGAACTAAAGGGAAAGGTAACCGCATTATGGGTAACAAACGGGCTAACAGTGGCAGTGTTGACAGCACTACTGGTAAAGGTCGTTACGGCGTGAAAGACCGCATGAGCAACCTGTCAGAGTATGACTGGTTCAGGGGTGTGTTGTACGTTGTAGTAGTTCTGCTCAATGTTGCGGCAATCGTCACACGAGCATACGCACCAGAGCACGCAGCGCCGCTGCAAGAGATCGCTAACTACCTTAGCGGAATTGCCGGTATTACTGGCGTTGTGCACCTTGCTAGTGCGAAAGACCAATACGGGAACAAGTTCTAATGACATGGCAAGAGTTCTATGCAAAAGTCACGAACCCTTTCGGAGCTAAGGGCGAGTTCTACGACGCACAAGGTCACCGGGGCAGCGACTATGGCGCTGACCCCGGTGAAGCCATACCCGCCTACTGCGGCGGCGTTGTTCGCTACGTTGACAACTCGTACACTCTAGGCGGCATTATAGGCGTGGAGCTTGATGACGGCCTGTTCGCAGGATGGGCGCACCTGTCGCCGGTAAACCTAGGCGTTGGTACGCGCTTTGAAGCCGGTGATACTATCGGCTACGCATCAGGCCGTGACGGCAACCACGGCACACTATGGGATGGTTCACACTGCCACACAACACTATCAGAAGTATCGGCAGTTGCAGCGGCAACGGGAGCTAGGCCGTTGCTTGACCCCGTTCCTATCATTCAAGCTTACATTCACAGCACACAATCAACAGATGGAGATAATGAAATGGCAAAGCGTCAAGCATTCTATGAACTTAAGGGCGGCACCTACAATGTGATTGTTGGTGAAACGTCTAGCGGCTGGTTTATGGAATATACATCAAACAGCAGCGACTACAACGCCATTATCGCGGATCGCTTTGAGACTGGCACCATGATTGAAGACAAGGGCGGCACAATGATTCGTGCGTTCAAAAACTCGCTTAAGAGAGTGGTTGGTGACAATTGAAAAGAAACTACTGCAAGCACTGTAACGAGAAAATCAAACAAGGCAAATGTCAGACACACAACTTCCACGGCTGGCTAAGGATCGCCTCAGTAGATACCTCAGCCCCGTGTCATTGTCCAACGTCAGAAAGCGGACACCACGAACCGCGTCCAGATACTGGCAACGTTCGTATGAGTACCGCGGTAAGGCGGTAGTTCACACCCACGAGAAAGGTGTTGACCGATTCACAACAACGGTGGCAGGACTTCATGTAATGGCATCAACATATGAATACATTCAGGAGCTGATAGACGAAGCTCTAGACGGTTCAGCACTGTTCTAACACAAAGAAGCCCGGTAGCGATTGCTACCGGGCTTCTTCTCATTTAACTGTTAACGGTTGAACTGAAGGCTAAACGTGCCATTCTTGTAAAGCTCGGTGATTGTACCATAGAACGACCTTGACCTGTTGTGCGAGTCCACAGCGCCAAGACACACCATGTCACCATGTTTCAAGTCGCGAGTGTTGGCGAGAACGCCATAGTAATCTTGCCAATTGCGAACAAGCATTTCAAGAAGATGTGAAGACACCGGAGCCATTTCAGAAGCAATGAGCTTGTACCCATTAACCGTGCTGAACTTCGTTGCAACCACCTTACATTGATCACAGCCATCAACAAGGCTTAACGTCTCAACCCAAGAAGATTCCGCATCCCTTTCTTTAGTGACCCGCTTGCAAACAATACATTCAGTAATCTTGATACCCATACCCCCACCCTACCACACCACACCCACAACACCAACAACCCACACAAAACAAATACCCACAACAGAGAACACGTCAACAGCACAGACCACAAGCGCACGTGTGCGTAACGCGATAGCAC